AAATAAAGACTTCCCTTACTACTTTGACAGAGAGACAGCAAACGCGATTTGCCAGTACTTCCCAGTGGCGTTGAGGCACTCCATCGGAAAGCATGCTGGCAAGAGGTTTCACCTAGAACCTTGGCAAGAGTTTTGCATTTCGACGATCTTCGGATGGAAACGCAAGGACGACAATTGCAGGAGGTTCCGAAGGGCGTACTGGTCTATGGGACGCAAGAACGGTAAGTCTTCGATTGCTGCGGGCATCGCGATGCTCATGGCATCGATTGACATCAACCCGTTCACCAACGATGCAGAAGCTAGAGCACAAGTCATCCTAGCAGCAACCAAGAAGGAACAGGCCGAGAAAGTGGTTATGGCCGAGTGCATCCGAATGCGTGAGCAGTCGCCATTGATCAAAGAAGGTTCTATTTACCAAAACAAGATCATTCGGTTTCAGCACAACGGTGGCAACATTTCCTGCGTAGGTTCCGACCGTCCATTTGATGGATTGAACCCCGTGCTCTGTGTCCTAGACGAAACTCATGCGTGGCGTAAAGTCCATCAGCCGTTTTACTCGACTATGCAGACGGGATCTGGTTCGCGAGCACAACCGCTAATCCTGACCGTGACCACCGCAGGTGATGACCGTAGTCACATCTGGATTGAAGAAGTTAACTATGCCAAGCAAGTGCTCGAACAGGCAGTTGACGACAACAGCATTTTCGTGGCTTGCTACGAGATGGATGAAAAGGATGACCCGCTCGATCCAGACTTGTGGATAAAGTCCAACCCGAACATTGGCGTATCGGTTTCAGCCGAGTTCCTTGAGCAGCAGGCGAAGCAGGCAGCGTCAAGCGTAACGGCAATGAACCGATTTAAACGCTACCATGCAAACGTGCTGGTTAGCTCAACTGAACACATCTTTGACATGGAGCACTTTGCCAAGTGCTCAGGTGAACTGTCTGACTGGCGTGAAGCAGACGCAGTAAGCTTTGGGGTAGATCTTGGAGGCAGGGACGACCTCTGTGCGTATGCTGCTGTTGCACGATTCGAGACAGACAAAAGCGAAACAGACGGTACGCCGATATACAGGTACGAGTCAAAGACCCAAGCGTACATCTCGGTTAACACAAAAAGAGATCTCCGAGAAAAACCATTCTGTGACTTTATCGATGATGGACGCATAAGAATAACCCCTGCACCCATTGCCGATCTCCAAGCCGACCTGATGCAAGACTACTGGGATCTAAACGGAACTGACGTTGCTATCGATCCCTATCAGGCACAGCAGTTTGGAGAACAATGTACCCAGCAGGGACTGACCATTGCTTCGATGGCTCAAACAACCGCTCACTTCAATAGTCCGATCAGCATTTTTCGACAAGCATGTGCTGACGAGAACTTTCGTCACAATGACGATGCTCTTCTCAAATGGTGCTTGTCCAATGCAGTTGCTGTTCGGGACCGGAGTGATAGATACATGCTCGACAAGGCGTCGAGCAGTCAAAAAATCGACCCACTCGTTGCATGTTTAATGGCACTCGCAAGAGCGACTGTCGCACCTGTGCGAGGCAGAGGAGACTGGTATGTCACATGAAATTAGAATGGCTGAAAGGCTTGGAAAGAAGTTCAAAGCATTGCAAAGCAGGATCTCCGATCCGGCAGCATGGCTGATCGAGGCTTTTGGTGGAGGAAAGGCTAAGTCAGGAGTCAACGTAACAACGAACTCTGTGCTTGGTTTGCCCCCAGTCTGGTTTGCTGCACAGAAGATCTCTGGGCATCTAGCAGGACTTCCGATCAATGCAAGGAAAAGCAGACCTGACGGTGGGAGCGAAGTATCAAGGACTTCACCTGGTCACAAGCTTTTAAACGTATCACCCAATCATCTCATGACTCCGTTTCAACTCAAAGAGTTGATGATGATTCATGCGTTGATCCTTGGTAATGGTCGAGCGTTCATTGATCGAAACAGCCTTGGTCAACCAACAGCACTCATCCCAGTGCTACCCGAAAACTGCCAAACCATTTTGGTTGATGATCAGAAGTGGCATCTGGTAACGAAGAACGCAGGGATCTCAGCAAACCTTGGAACTGCCTTTTCTGAAAACGAATACTGGAAAGTCCCTGACCGTGACATGCTTCACATTATGGGCATGTCGTACAACGGGATCTGGGGAATGCATGTGATCGATGTGCTCCGCGATGCGTTTGGCCTTGGCATTGCTGGGCAGGACGGTTCCGCATCAGCACTGAAGAACTCAGGCAGGCCAGGTATGGTGATAACAGCACCACCTGGAATGTTCCGAAGTTCCAAAGAAGCCTCAGAGTTCCTAGCTAACTTTGAAACCAAGCATGAGGGCGTTGAGAACAGTGGCAAGGTTGGTTTGCTCAGGGAAGGTATGTCCCTGAACACTTTGCCAATTTCTGCGTCTGATGCACAGTTCATCGAGCAACGTCAGTTTCAAAGAGTTGACATTGCAATGATATTTGGCCTTGAGTCAATCCTTGGCGACGAGACAGGCATCACCTACAAGTCGATCACTGAACGCAATGCTGCGTTCATCAACGGATGTTTGAGCCGGTGGTTCTGCAAGTGGGAAGAGGAGTGCAACCGCAAACTGCTTCCTGAGCAACTCAGAGACAGTGGCAACGTCCATTATGAGTTTGATACGACCCCATTGCTCAAGGGCGATCCATCGACGCTTGCAGACTATACACGCAAGATGCGTGAGCAGTTTGCCATCACTACCAACGAAGTTCGTCAGATGCATGGCTTCAATCCTGTCGAAGGACTCGACGACGACTTCAATAACGAACCTGCGGGTGAGTCACCCGAGTTACCCCCCGCGACCCCAGAGGAACAAGACGATGAAACTTGAAGGAACAGATGGAAGCATCACGATGCGTGGCATGATCGGTGATTTCCAGAATGGAGTATCTTCAGATGACTTCATGGATCTCATGGCCGAGCAGACTGGCGACCTGACCATTCACCTCGACTCTGAAGGTGGGTGCGTTACCAGTGGCATCAGCATGTACAACCAGATCCGAGCATATGAGGGTGGTGAGGTCACGATTCACATCGACTCTCAAGCGTGCTCAATCGCCACTGTGGTTGCCTGTGCTGCTGATAAGGTGGTCATGAACAGTAATGCATTGTTCTTTGTCCATAACGCTTGGACCGTGGCAGCAGAGAACGCGAAAGGGTTTCGGCAGGTTGCTGATATCCTCGACATGCTTGATGAACAGATCTCCGAGGTCTACGCAGAACGCTGCGGAAAGTCACCAGAAGAGTGCAAAAAGATGATGGACGATGAGACTTGGATGAACGCTGAACAAGCTGTTGAAATGGGTTTCGTCGATTCTGTTTATGCACCAAAAGAACGCAAAAAGCCTGCTAAAGCAGAAGCAAAACCACTTGCCTTGTGTCCTTCTGCAATTAGCAACAAGGCTGATGCCTCTGCAAAGAGAATGAGACTTCGCTTAAGCAATTTGGTGAAATAAATATTTTTGGTAAAATTGCCCAACTTGTGGGTTCCACCTTGACAAAAAAAGGAAAAACATGTCTCGCGTAGACGCTATCAATGCTCGCCTGTCTGACATCGCTGATGAGATGCAGGCTATTTCGGACGTTGCTCTCGAAGGCGAAGGTAGCCTTACCGAGGACGACAACAAGCAAATCGATGCCCTGAATGTCGAATTCTCTGGACTGGAGAAAGAAAAGGATCGTTTTGTCAAAATCCAAGCAGCAAAAGACAAAATTGCTGCCGCGAAAATTACTCCTGCTGCGGTTGCAGCAATCACCGAACCTGAGATCGAAAAAGAGGATGAACCCTTGATCCCCGCAAGAGTCAAAAACCAGAAGACATCTGTCTTCAACAGCGTCGAAGATGCATACGAGTCAGGAATGTGGCTTGCTGCACTTGGTGGAAACCCAAAGGCCAAGCAGTTCCTTGCCAGCCAAAATGAAACGGACGCAGGTCGCGGAATCGAAACCGTGCCGACTCCACTGAGCGATGCGTTGATCAACCTGCTCAATGAGTATGGTCACGCAAGGAAGCTTTGTCGTCGCGTTGCTATGGGTGCTCTGACATGGACCGTTCCAAAGGTCATCGGTCACGCATCCGTATCGTACCCCGCTGAAGAGGGCGCGATCAGTTCGAGCCACATGACTTTCGAGCAAGCCGTTTTG